TTAGATAATCAAGTGTCTCGAATAGATGGTTCATTATCTAGAATAAATGGGAAACATTAATGAATACAATTAAAGTATGGAGTATCAGCGTAGCAAACTATTTTGTTGGCTTATCTGAAATACATGAGATGCTACAAATCGTAGTAAGTGCATTATCCATCATAGCTTTAATATTAACTATCAAAGGAAAGAAAAATGGACATTAAATCAATGCTAGTAAAAGTTGCTGAAGAGCAAGCAGATAAAATGAAAGATCAAGCTCTTGGCTACACACAGTCTGAAGAGTTTGCAGATAAAATGGCGCAGTTAATGAATGACAAGATTAATATCCCATTTGTTAAAGAAGAAAAAGAAGGCGAATTATTCAAAGAGTTTGCTGAAGTGGTCCAAGATTTAATCGCAGGTATCTTTAAAAAGTAAGACAGAATACGAAGGAGAGCATAATGCCATATGGTAAAGGAAGTTATGGATCTAAAGTTGGTAGACCTAAGAAAAAGAAAAAGAAGAAAATGAAGCGTGGGATGAAACGTGGTCGATAAAAAGCAAATGCGCGGCATCATTAATGATGTCTTACAGAAACTAGGTGATAAGTACGCAGATCCTAAAGCCTTAGACCTAGTATATAATACTGGTTTAGTTGAGTCAAAATACGTTTATCTAAAGCAAATCAAAGGTCCAGCAGTTGGTTTTGCTCAAATTGAACCTTGGGTTGGTATTTCTATGATTAAGGACTATTTGCAGTATAGAGAATCATTAATGAAAAAGGTAGCGGATGTTTGTAAGATAGATTGGAAATACTTTATTGATCCAAATGAAGAGGACTGGCGTTATATTTTAACAGTTAATATTGCCGCGCAGATTGTTTTTTGCAGATTACATTACTGGCGAGTACCTAAGTCACTACCAAGAACCTTGGAAGAACAAGCGCAGCAATGGAAAGTTTTTTATAACACTGCAAAAGGTGCTGGTACGCCAGAGAAATTTATTGAAATAGTTAAGAAATATGGATGATGCGCAGAAAATAGATAGATTAATTGACACAATGTTAGAGTTGAAAGAATTAGCTAGATCATTAGATGATCCACGTAATGATCCTGACACTATTGTAGCAACAATGCTTGCATTAATTATCTGCGTAGATATACCAGATGTCACCATTTTACCTACTAATAACATAGGAATTGCACTCGCATGAGTTATTTAACCGCATTTTGTAATATAACCACAGATCTTCAAGCAATCGTTAGTGATATAGATCGTTATGATCGCAAACGTGTACTAATGTCAAATTGGAGTAATCCTAGCTCAAACACATACAGACTAAGCAATACAGGATATATAGAAAATTTATACAAGGATGGAGTAGAAATGACGAAAGTTAACGATACTCCTAACGCAGATAACGAATTTAAATACTCTGAATCAACTGATTCTGTTGATTACTTTTTAGCATCTAGCTCAGTGGCTGCGCTTAATAGCAGTGTATTTGAAGCAGGTCAAGATTGGGAAGATTTAAAAACACGCGTAGTAAAAGAACAGGCTGATCACATGCGTAGTTATTTAAACAGACCTATCTACAAGCGTGGTAATTCTAATTATCAAGGCGCATCAGATAGGGCATATGACTTTATAGTAATTCGATGCAATGCGTTGTTAGCCTGCGCTGATTTGGTACGTAGTCAAGATTCAGAAAAAGCTGCGGAGCTTGATGAATTAGTTTTAGGTGAAGATGGTTTACTTACTAAGCTAAAAAGACGTGATTATGTTATGTGGCATGAAACATCTTTTAGAAGTGAATCTGGTGTAATACGTGAGGTTAGTGTAAATGGATCAACTACTGGATATATCGAAGATATTAAAATGTATGGACCACCTAGTACAGATTATGATGAGGTGCGTGTGGTCATTAGTACAGCAGGTACATTTAGTCCTGGAACTGCATCTACAGTTAAGTATGATGTTTTTACTAAGGATGACACTGGATTACGCAGGCATAAATCAGTAGATGCAGAAGTAATGAATGGTGACTATCAAGCACTTGCATATGGTGCGCTAATTCGCTTTCAAGCTGGTGTGTATACGCTAAATGACGAGTGGTCTATTACCTTTCAGTCAGATGATGTGCAGATGGGAACTGTGCGCAGTGGACAGATTTATAGATAATGGCGATTACCTTTACCAATGTAATTTATGATAGAGTCATTGACAACTTACATAATATTATTGCAAATGAATTTGGTATACAGATTTTTTATGATGAACACAAAGGCAATCAAAGTTTTCTTTTACAACCAGTATCTGATGATTTAAATGAGCAAATTAATACTGGTATTGTGCGAGATTATACAATTCTTATTAGTTATCAAGTAGACTTTGCAGGTAATTATACTAAAGAAAGTTTTAGACAAGTAAGTTTGGTTGCAGAAAGAATGAAAAGGCTTTTTTATAATAATAGAAACTATAGTGTCTCAGGAGTTCGACAGTTTTATAACGCTGTCATCGACTCTACTGTATATGAACGTGATGAAGATAATCCAGATCTATTACGTTCTGAAATGACTGCTGTAGTATCAGCTATGGAGATAATAGGATGATTTACAAAGCAAAAGAATCATATTTAAAACTAAAAAATAGTGAAAATTTTTGTGCGCATTGGAGTTCCAATAAACACAAATTATTGGTTGCAGGTTGTTCGGTAGAAATAACCAGCGTGCCGAAATCATTAGAAAAACATCTTGAAAGAATAGATATTAAAAAAAAATCAAAGGAAGATAAGTAATGGCTGAAACTAATTTTCAAGCAAGATCAAATATAGCAGTTGCTATTGGTAGTAAAGGTAGTAACGTAAACTTAGGTACATCACACGCAGCAGGCGATACATGGGATTTTTTACAAGTTACAGATTTTAATATACAGCATGCAGGTGCTACAGTGGATGTTGCTCCAAATAAGAGTGGTATTCTAGGGCAATTAGAAAGCCAAGGACATCATCGTCCAGACACTATGATGTATGAAGTATCATTGACTATGCGTGGTACACCTACAGCAGTTCTTAAATCTTGTTTATCCTTATTTAGTGAAGGATCAAGTGCAGCAGCATTGACACCAGCATCAAGCACTGGTACTATGAAGCATGGTACAGGAACTACAGATGCAGTGACTTTATTGTTTAAAAATGGTGGTTCTGACGCAACAAATATTAGTTCAGTTATGGTAGGTTGTTTTTGTACTTCTATGACATTACGTGAAGATATAGGAACGAATGGTGGAGAAATGGTAGTAGAATCAACTTTTATGACTGGATATAGACCAGTAGAAAATACATTAGCTGCTAGTAGTGAAACTCTTGATACTGCTTCACCAAAAAACATTTTTTCACTTGCTACTCAAACAGTAGATAGCCAACCATTAGTATTAAATTCTTGGGAAATCACAATATCTAGACCACTTGCTAGAGTTGGGTATATTGATACTACTGATTATAATCCATATGGTTACGTTCAGACAGGACCATATGAAGTAACTGGAACTTTACTTGCAAAACGAGATGATTCAATTGAAGATTTAGCTACAAAATTAAAAGGTGACAGCGCAGGAATTGCAATTGCAATTGCAGAATCAAGTGGCCTTACAATCTCTATACCAGATGCAATGATAGACAATTCTCAACCAGAGAATGGTGATTTTATGCTACAAAGCATACCATTCAGAGCATTTGCTGCTAGTGAAACTGCAACAATAATTTCAATCACGATCGCATAATCACGCCATTTTCATCTAAGGATGAAACATGAAAGTAAAAACAGATCATGGCACTTTTGAAGTACGTGATATAACGTTTAAGGCTCGTAGAGAGTTACATAAACTAGAAGTAAAAGCAATCACTAAAGAAGGCGAAATTAATACTGAGAAGTTCTTTGATGTCTTAGACTGGATACTCAACTTTAGTTTTACTGATCCAGAAAAAATACTTGGCAACCTAGATGATAATGCTATTGACGCAGTATTAATGTCAATATACAACGCATACAAAGAGCCTAATCCAAAAAAGTCTTAATGCACCGCGTTGCGGTTTGGATGTCATATAAACAGCAACCAAGCCGCAATCTCCAGTTTCCATACACTGCGCAGTCTCCTACGCTCAAGAAAAAGATTACCTATACAGAAGAAGTATTATGGCAAGAGATAGAAAGGTTAGTAGAAGAAAGTAAAGATGGAAAATTCACGCTTGGTGCAGCGTTATATTACTCATTAGTGTTTTGTGCTGACTCAACATATTTCCTCACGCCTGAGACTGTTTTTGCGCTTGAGGAGTATATGTCTATGAAGAGGTTTAACTTACCATTAGCAAAAACTATAGATGACGCAGATTATCATCGCTTAGTCATCTTTTCTGCTATAGATGAAGAATTTAACGCACTCCAATCAGAAGATATAAAGAAACAAAATGGCTGAAAAAAAGTTTATCATTGAGGTTCGTACAAAAGGTTTTGCGCGAGCTACAAGAAATTTTAAGAAATTAAATACAGATGGCAAAAAATATGTAGAGACTACGAAAAGAATGCGTAGATCTACTGCTGGTTTAGAAGCATCTTTAGGTTCTCTAAGAAATAGATTATTAGTAAACGCATTTGCGATTGCTGCTGTTACAAAAGCTGCACAATTATTCTTTAGATCTTCTATAGAGTTTGAAGATGTAAAAGCACGATTGGTTGGCTTAACAGGCAGTATTGAAGGTGCGGAGTTTGCATTTAAAAAACTAAATCAAGTTGCAGCCACAACACCATTTCAGTTAAGTGATGTTGTGAATGCAGGTGCGCAGTTAGAAGCATTTGGAGCAAGTGCTACTGATACTATAAAGCCTATCACAGATTTAGCTGCGTTTATGGGTACAACTGCAACAGAAGCAGCCAACGCTTTTGGTCGAGCCTATGCTGGAGGAGCAGGTGCAGCGGACATTTTACGCGAGAGAGGCGTACTTAATATTATTAAGTCTTTTAAAGGTATTGAAGATTTAAGTAAGATAACATTACCAGAGTTTAGAGAAGCACTTCTTGGAGCATTAGTTGATCCTGCGGTGGGCATTGAAGGTAGTTCAGAAAGAATGTCAAAAACATTTTCTGGAGCTATGAGTAATATGCTAGACTCTCTTTCAAGATTAACAGCAGCGATAAGCTCAAGATTTTTACCATCTATTACAGATATGGTGAAAAGTGTCACAAATCTTTCTAATGCTGGTGTTCAATTGTTTACTTCTATAGATATGACTCAAACAGATCCATTTGGTACAAAAGAGTTAAGTGGAAGATTAGGTATGTTAACTGTAAAAGACATACCAAAACTTAGGCAGGAAATAGCAAAAGCAGAAGCTGACTTTACAAAACTACAGAAGAAAAGAGAGCAGCAACCATTACTTCCTGGAATGATTGAACCAGTTCAATTTGAGCAATTTGATTTATCAATCAATACATCACAGGCAGAAGAATCTACAAAATCGTTTCAAATATTATTAGGTGATCAGCAAGTAGCCTTAGATCAAACAGGAGTAAAAATATTAGAGTTAGGTACAGGTATTACTGGTTTAGTAAATCCATTGGCTGATGCTCAAAAAGCTATACAAGAGCAAATTAAAGTATCTGGTGCATTGGGAGAGCAAATCGATGTTGAAGAAGGTAAGCTAAATACTTTAAGAGAAACTTTACAGAAACTTGAAGATCAAGAAAAAAGAAGAAATGTTCAATTAAGAGAAGAAGCTCAAGTTCAAATACAAAGAAATGCTGCTATACAAGGTAGAATTATAAGCCAACAACGTGAAATTACACTTAATAACCTTAACGCTGAATTGGATTCTGAGTTATTAGATAATGCAAGTTTATTAACTAAAGCTATCAATAGTAGTAGTGATAGTATTGAAGAAAATATTCAAATAGAACAATTACGGCTTCAAACAATTGGTAGGATACGAGATTCTTTAAATCTTTCTGAAGATCAAATGAGAAAATTTAGAGATGGATTAGATCTTACCAATGTAAAATTAGATGAGAATGGTCAATCATTTATATTAGCAAATGGTGAAACTGTTACATTTAGTAAAGAAAATGCAGCATTAGTTGAAAAGATTATTTTAGCTTCACAAACTATGCAATTGTATAACGATACTATTGCACGTAATAAACAGGAACTAGTAGATAATAATGAGCAGCAAAAAATACAAGCGCAAACATTGTCTATGTTTAATGGGTTATTTTTACAAACCGATGAAGGTCAGCGCAGAAATATTCAGAATACTATAGCATTAATGGAAGCAAATAAAGAGTTAATTATTAGTCAAAATGGAATTAGTGAAGCTGATTTTGATTTAGTTGTTGATGACCTAAATACTAATTTATCTAAAACAAAAGATATGGCAGGTGTTGCTGCGTCTGCAATCACTACATTAGCAAGTGGATTAAAACAATTAACAGCGGAAGGTATGTCTCAAGAGCAAAAATTTGCTTCTTTGTTACGTACTTTAGGTAGCTTGGCTTCATTAATTCCTGGTGGTCAAGGTTTTGGAGCAGGATTTACTGCATTATCTATGTTAGTTGGACATACAGGTGGATTAATTGGCAATAATAGTATACAAAGATTTGCAACTGGTGGTATGGTCCAAGGTCAAGATAATGTACCAATTATGGCGCAGGCAGGTGAATTTATAATGCAACGTAGCGCAGTGCAAAACATAGGTGTTCAAAACCTAGCTGATATGAATAAATCTGGTAGCGCAGGTGGTGCAGTAACAGTTAATATTTCTGCACCTTTGGTTGATGAAACAGTTGTAGAGAGTATTATTCCAGCAATAGAAAGAGCTAGGAGAATGAACCTTGCCTAATTTTGGAGTAGAAATAAAAAACTCAAACATTGTTGAGAACTGGTTATTTCACTTAGCAAGTTCTGGAGATGATGTATATCTTGCTTTTTCAGATGTTACAGACTCAAGTATTTTTTGGCATGGTGTAGTTTTAAATAAACCTGTAATTCGTGAGTCTTTAGATTTAGCTAAATCTAAAGCAAAAACATCAAACATATCTTTGTCTATTCCCAATTTTAATTACAATGGAAACCCAATAAGCGAATTGCTTTTGTTTAGCTCAGATTACTTTATAAATCAAGTGGTTACTGTTTATTCTAAGGTTAATAACCAGACTAAAGTAGAATTAGGTTCATTTAGACTTTCTAATATTTTATTAGGTAATGATAAACTAAGTCTAAGCCTTACTGCACATAGACCTTTTGACTTGATTCAATTTCCTCAAGTTAAAACAACGACAAATTTAATTCCAGTTCCTATTAGCTATGGAAACTATACAAAAAATTCTGCTTCTACATTTGCATCTCCAGAATATACAAGTGATATGAATAGTAAAGCTTACAGGCCAGTACCTTTTAATATAATAAACGATGCAAAGGCATTATATGTAGATGGCTCTGCTACTTCTGATGCAGAATTAGCAATATATGAAAAAAACTTAGATACATTTGTACCTTTAGAAGATGCAGAAAGCTCTACAGTTAATACAGACAATGCTCATCATGGACAAGTAAAAGCATCACAGAAAAGGGCATTCTATCAAAGACCACACGCTTCAGAGGAAATTGTAGATCAAATTGGTACAATTTCTAATGTAACAAATGCTTATGATGGAGACAATACTACCTATGCAGAGTTTCATAATATTGATGTTATGAATGATGATACCGATACAGTTACTTATGACTTTAAACTAAAACCAGTCTCAG